TTAATTCCTTGTATTAGATTAAATGGAACTAGCGATATATCTTGGGAAAACACGGGCTTAATTGAAGAGTATAAAAGTATTCAATGGTATGACTATACCAAGGTTTACAAAAGGGCGTTAAAATTTGTCAGCGGAAAACTTCCTAAAAATTATCATCTTACCTATAGTTTAAATGAAGATAATAAAAAACAAGCGTTGGATATTTTAAAAAGGGGTGGCAATATATCAGCAGTATTTAGAAAAACGTTACCTACACAATTTAAAGGTTTTAAAGTTGTTAATGCAGATATTAATGACTTAAGATTTTTAGACCCTTCCAATAGTATAGCGGGGTTAATTGCCAAGGGTAAGGCTAAAAATGATTATTCGGGGTTTGTTTTAGATGCCTAAAAAAATTTCAAATTATCCTTTTGGCAAGAATACTGAAAGCCCTAATTATTATCTTACTCAAGATATTTACGGGGACGGTTCGGGGATAACGGGTCGCAAAAAAAAGAGAAAAAAAAACTTTGTATCTACAAAAAAAACTGATAAAGAGAATTTATTGCAGATAAGCAATAAAACTTAACGCATATAATAAGGGAGTTATAAAATGCATTATCAACACAATAATTTATTAGATGTTTCAGCGTTTGAAATGCCTATTAAATCAATTAAAGACCCCGTTTTACTTTTAAAAGATATAAACGGAATAGAAAAGCCGACTAAAATGGATAACCAAGTGGTTGTTTATAGACCCGATACAATGGAGATTTTAGGGCGTTCACGCAGTAACCAATATAAAATAGTTAACCCCGTTGAGCTTTTTAGCAATCACGCTAAAAAATTAGTTGAGCAAAAAAACTTACCTCAATCTAATATTACAGTAGATGACTACGTTTATGAGGGCGGGCGAAAACAAAAAAGAACTGTTACTTTTCATGACTTATCTAAGGATATGGGAGATGGTTCTATTGTTAATATGAGGAGTGATATTTTTAACTCTGTTGATATGTCTTGGCTATATCAAGCGTTCGCAGGAGCTTATAGGAACCTATGCCAAAATGGTTTAGTTTTTGGCGGTCAAAGAATGTACCATGTAAGAAAAAAGCACACTACGGGCTTAAATGTAAATGCTACGTTAAAAAGCATTAGTGGAACTTTTACTATGTTTAATGAAAATCAAGATTTAATGCAAAAAATGATGCAGCAAAAAATTTCATTAAAAGGTATGGCACATATTCTTGCTAATAATATTTGTAAAACTAAAGGCACTAGTAAACAATTACTTGATGATACTAGTATTTCAGTAAATTATAAACTTTTAGATTATTTTATTGACCAAATTGAGCGTGAAAGCGGTAGTCTTGGGTTTACAGTTTGGAACTTATTTAATGCCCTTACTTATTGGAGTAGTCATATTGACGATACATTTGAGCGGGTCAATAAAGATACAGGCAAGATAAGTGAAGTTAAAATGAGCCGTGAGGGTTCCAAAACACATACCGCTCAAGTTAAAAGGGAGGATAAAATAAGGGAGTTTATGAATAGTGATGATTGGCAAGCACTAATGAATAATACCTACGTTTTTACAAATATTCACCCTTCAATTCAAGAGAGATTATAAATGGTTTGTAATCTTTTAATAATAGCTTTAATTTTAATAATTTAATGAAAAGGGGAATATATGGAAAGCTTGTTAGTTATAATATCACGAATACTTTGGATAATAGTTTTAATAGGAGTGATAATATTGCTTTTTTAGTATATACCCAAAAACAAACAATGAAGGGAGTTTTAATATATGTTTGATGATAAAACTAATAGTACTAGCTTTACGACTAATTTTGTTATGCGTTTAGTCGTATTGCTTGAGCAAAAAGGCTTAGTTAATCGTTCTGAGGTTATGGCACTATTAATGGATGCCACTAACGACACGGCCAAGGAGCAAAACAAGGAGGATAAGGAAACAAGAAAAGAACTATTAAAAGAGTTCCCGCGGGCTCATTAATGGTTCTTGATTTTATGACTATTGCTATTTGTATCTGTATAGGTGTTTTTCTTCTTGCGTTCTTTAGTGATTAGTTTAGGTTAGAATTTTCATATTCCTTCTAAAGCCCCGCCCTTGACAATGCGGGGTTTTTTATTGCCTATTACTAGCCTTTTTATTGTGGGTTTAGGGCTAGTTCACAGTAGCTTTTAATTTGCTTTGTAATGGCTTAGTTTTAGGCTTTTATGGGTTCATAGTGTTCGCAAATGGGGTATACACTAAGTCGGTTATTAATCGTAAACTAGATGAAATTATGGTGTTCACTATAAAATGTCAGCTATGTTGACCCCGTGGGTACACGCGGGCGTGAGCCCTTGGGTTTTACCCGTGGGTTTATATTAGATGCCTATTAATAGAATACTAGAAAAACCCGCAAAAAACCTTATGATTTGGGTACTGTAATTATCGTAAGTTATATTTATTGGTTTAGGGGTGGCAAGGGACACTGGGGGGTACTAGGTACTAGTTATACAAAGTGGATAGAATTTTATAGGAATTGAGGTGTAAACTAGTAGGCATGAAACGGGTGCCGTTACGGGTACCCTAATAGGGATACTAGTATAGGGGGGATGTAGAGACCCCGGGTAGGGGGTACCTTATAATTGTACATACGATATCGATTTTGTCAAGTAAAAAATATTTTTTTATTCGAAATAACTTGACAACTTGTTGATTCCGGATACAATAGTATAAAATGAGTACAAAACAAGCACATATCTTTTCACTTTAGATAGTAAACACAAGGTAGATATGGTGCATTATGTACTTACTAATAAATATGACAAATCTATTACCTCAGAAACCTAAACAGAAAAAAGAGTTAACCCCTAAACAGGAGGCTTTCATTGAGTCTCTGATAGAAAACGGTGGTAATGTCTCTCAAGCTATGAAAGTAGCAGGGTATGAGCCTACGTCTCGTACTTGGTTAGTAAGCTCAGTATCTTCTGAGATAGTAGAACGAACCCAGAACTACTTAGCGGCACATGGAATGAAAGCCGCAAACAATTTAATTACCGCTTTAGATGAAGACGGAACAACCCCCAAGGGCGAGCTTAGATTAAAAGCCGCAGAAAGTCTCTTAAATCGTATTGGTATAGGTTCAAGAGAAACAATAGACCATAATGTGACAGCAATTCATGGTGTGGTCTTACTACCAAATAAACAAGACGAGAAGATTATAGATGTTACAGATACTTAAATTAATAATGACAGGAGCTACACGCTCTAGTATTGTATCTAAATATGGTAAAAAGGCATATGACGCTGTTTTATCAAGATACGGCTCTAGAGGTAAAATAATGAAAGCGGCTAAAGACCCTGATAAAACACAGTTACTATTAGAGACTGTGCCAGAACAGGCTGTTGGAGTTGCCGCAGTAGGTGTAGGATTAGGAGAGGGTAATAAAGCTATAATAAGAAATTTACAAAAAAAAGAAAATAAAAGAAAAAGAGGCCCTAGAGATGAAAAAACCTACGCACGGGGCGGGGGTGTTAGAAAAGCAAAAATGGGTGACTACGAGTAAGTGGCTAGAACTCTAAAAGACCCAGAGTTTCACCAATGGCTAAAGACCCACTATAGTAAAGAACTAAACGATTTAAAACCACAGGATGCACATAACAAATTTATTGTATATTTAGCATGGAGACGAGCAACACACAAACAACCACCCAAGATACAAGAAAAACATCAACCATACCATTCGGATATAAATTAGATGAAGATAAAAAAACGTTATTACCTATCACAGAAGAGCTTGAGGCTTATAGAAAAGCAAAAGATTATCTTGAGTCTTGCTCTTATAGGGAAGTTGCTACTTGGCTTACCGCAACAACAGGCAGAAAGATTTCGGCACAAGGTCTTAGAAAGAAATTCTTAGGAGAAAAGAGTGAATGATGTACCCTTGCCAAAACCAAAACGGCAATATAACTATAGCACTGCTACAAAAGCAAAGATAGCATCACAAAAAAAGCTTAGAACAGCTAAAAAAACTGCTGAAAAGAAGAAAAAACAAGTAAAAGCACAAAGAGATAAGGTAAGATACCTAGAAAAAGGTCTAAAAAAGATAGAAGGAACACTTACTGGTCAAAATCCATCAGCTTTAACAGAAGATGACCTAAACATAGCTCCAAAAGCTCTAAAAGAGCATATAGAAGAGCTAGATAACGTTATCTTTAGACCTAATGAAGGCCCACAGACAGACTTTCTAGCATCTCCAGAAAGAGATGTACTGTATGGTGGTGCCGCAGGCGGTGGTAAGTCTTATGCACTACTAGCAGATTTGCTTAGATACGCACACTTACCAGACCATAGAGCACTTTTAATTAGAAGAACTCTAGATGAGCTAACAGAATTAATAGATAAGAGTAAACAACTATACCCAAAAGCATTTCCGGGTGCAGTTTTTAAAGAATCTAAATCTATGTGGATGTTTCCTAATGGAGCAACTGCATGGTTTTCATACCTAGACAGAGATAAAGACGTTACCAGATACCAAGGTCAAGCTTTTAACTGGATAGGACTAGACGAGATTACACATTATCCTACTCCCTTTGTTTGGGAGTATTTGCGTTCTCGATTAAGAACGACAAATCCCGAGATAAAACCTTATATGAGGTGCACGGCTAACCCCGGCGGTGTAGGCGGTTGGTGGGTAAAGAAAATGTACATTGACCCTTCACCTCCATATGAGAGCTTTGCGGCGTGTGATATTGATTCTGGAGAAGTCTATAGATGGCCTCCAAATCATGAAAAAGCAGGTCAACCTTTGTTTCAAAGGAAGTTTATACCTGCTAGATTAACTGATAACCCTTACTTAATGAAAGATGGTCAGTATGAAGCTATGCTTCGTTCTTTACCAGAAGTAGAAAGAAAGAGATTATTAGATGGGGATTGGGAAGTTGCAGAAGGTGCGGCTTTCCCAGAGTTTGCTAGAGCTTTACATGTTATAGAACCTTTTGAGGTTCCTATAGGATGGCAAAGATTTAGAGCGGCGGATTATGGTTATGCGTCACCATCCTGTGTCCTATGGGGTACAGTAGATTTTGATGGTAACATATATATCTATCGTGAACTATATGGTGCAGGTTATACTGGAGAAAAATTAGCTCATTTAATTTTAGAAATGGAAAGAGCTGACCCAACAATGGCTATGTGTATATTAGATACAAGTTGTTGGAATAGAACAGGCCTAGGCCCTAGTATAGCTGAAACGATGATTAGAAGTGGTGTTCGTTGGATTCCTGCTGATAGAGATAGAATATCTGGAAAAGTAGAAATGCATAGACGATTAGCTATTAACGAACG